TGTTGGTGCAGTCGGCCACGATGGGTATGAGGCTGAAGTCCTCCACCAGGTTCTCGGTGGGGTCTGTGAAGTCTCCGTACACTCCCGACTGTTCCGTGAAGAACTGGAAGTGCCACGTGGAGTGTGCACCTTCGTAGTAGGATCCGAAAGCGTGATTGCCCAGGTCGGGCAGTTCCATTTTCTGTGGCGGGTGTTCCCATGTGATGTTACCCCTCATCTGTAGCAGTTGCAACAAGGTTGAGAAGTTCGAGTTCTGGTCTCGTGCTATGGCCAGTGTGTGTTTGTCGTGTATCTCGTTGCCCGCATCTGTCTCGAACGGGAATTGCCTTTTGAGGTTGCCGTTGTCTGTGATGTCTACCAACGTGTGTATCCTGTACTCGTGCATATCGATATTTAAGTCAAGAAAAAAGGGCGAACCTAATTAAAGATCCGCCCTTTGGTAATCTAGTCTGTGTGACTATTGGCTATGCTTACGCATCACCTCTTTGGTCAAACATTCCTACGAAGCTGTTAGCGTCACCGTTAACATGACCTTCAGGTAGAAGTGTTCTCATTTTCACGTGAACGTTTTCTGCTGAGTCACCAACGGCTATTGCCTCTAGTATGTCTGCTTCTAGGTCCGCTTCAGCCTCCGCTAAAACTGTTGCATCGATGTCCATGTTCACATCTCCTGCACTGTCCGCCGCGTTGTACTGTCCTGGTGTACCTTCAACGATGAATTGGTATGAGTCGATTGAATCGTCAGCGTTGATCGCCGCCGCCTCAGCCGCATCGTCGTCAGTCGCCTTGGCGCCCAATCTGTATGATTGTGCTAAAAGGTTACCGTTTTTGTTTACAACTTTTGAAACTTTGTCAAAAGTTGAATCCTTTGATTCAGGTGTTGTAGCAGTAGCAGTGATATCAACGTCAAAGATAACTTCCACGAAAGTTAGAGCTCTGCCATTGAATGACTGTCTTTTTGCCATTACGCCTGAGTTGTTACTTGTTGCCATTGTCTATATCTCCTATAACTTTGACTATTAGTCACTTTGAACTTCAGTGTCAGATAGGCCTCTGCTTGCCGCTGTCGCTGAACTGATGGTTGCAGTGATTTTAGAGTTACTGTTCAACGCTCTTATCGCCGCTTGTATCGCCGCGATAGTTGTTGTTGAACTGATCGTGTCTAACGCATCACTTCTAACCATGAAGGTCATCTCTGTGTTACTGTTCGCTAAAACACCTCTTCCTAACACGTTAACACCTTGGTTTTCAATTGCTTGTCTGCACAATTCTAAACCTGCTGTGTTAGCCGATGCTAATGGGAAAGTTGTTTCACTGTTCATCGCCGAGATGTAGTCTACTGAGATGAATGTTATACCAACACCCTCTGCTTCATATAGACCATTTGGCGTTTGGAAGTTACCCGGTCCGCCTGCCGGAATTGCTGTATCGTAAGCCATATTATTTCTCCTTCTACGCTATTATGCGTATTTGAATGTAGTTTTAATTGTTACGGCAACAGTACCTGAAGTAAAATCAATCGAGTCCACTGTTCCTAGGTTGATGATATCTTCTACTAAAACTTGAGCTAAAGTTCCTGTCACAGATCCATCCAATGATGTGAAATCATTGATAGTGCTTGTGAAGTCACCTTCTAGTAAGAAATCTTGTTTCGTACCAGTGTCATAAACCGCACCTGCGGCTAAGATTGTTGCTCTTGATAGTATTGTGTTTGAGATCGCTTCCATGGCTTCTCTTGAAGCATCTGCGTCTACGTCCCAGTCCACTGCGATCATAGTGATTGCCTTACCGATGAATTGTTGTTCTCCGATTAGTGCATCCACCGTTCTGTTTGGTGTTATTGGCATTTGTTATCCTCCTTTTTTTCTGTTAACATAATGCTTTGATCCCGCTCAGGAATCAAGTTGTAAGTATTTATTGGTAAGATTGGTAAATTATGCTGTAATATTAAGATTTAAGCCACACTTCGTCACTTCTCACACGTGAATGGTGGTTATAACCCAGGTTACGCAGTATTTTCCTAGATTCGGCAACTATCTTGGGACGTTTACGTTCCTTCATCTCGATGTTGATCACAGGGTTGTTTCTCTTCAGGGTCTCCTGTGCACCTTGGAGCACTGGTACCTCGAACCCATCCACATCTATCTTGATGTAGTCAACATCACTGAGATCGAAACTGTCAAGGGATCGGCATTCTATGTCGCCTTCCCTGGGTTTGGTGTCTCCCACCACGTAGTTTAGATGTGTGTGATTGGTGCCCTGTTCGGCCGTGTGTGAATGTGTGCTCAACCCATACGGATACAGTGTGACGTTTGATTCTGTGATGTTCTTTTTGAAACAGTTTCTAAAATTTGGATTGGGTTCGAAACAGATCACATGGTCAAACTTCTTGGCCAGTGGCCTGGTCCATTCGCCCACATTGGCACCCACGTCGATCGCAGTCCTCCAACTCTTGACGTATTTCAAACTGGCATCTCTCTGTTCCTGCTGTCCGTCGCCTGCCTCTTCTAGGAATGTTGGTTCTGTATGCTGACCGTAGAGTACCCAGAAACTATTTTCGTTTGGCATCACACTCTTTACAAGCACAGTCTGGACAGTCCCTGCACTCGGTACAGGATTTTCTACAGTGCTGTTCGCACCCACACTTCTCGCAGATGTACTTGATCATTTTCAAAATGCCCTCTCTAGGCATCTGTCACAGTCACAGTGATCACACTTCTCACAGTCAGAGCAGGACTCATCGCAGTGTGGATCGCAGTTGCACCTATGGCAGATTTTTCTTGGTTCTTCCATTACAGTTCCTTGAATTTCTTCAGTATGTCAGTGTTGGGCAGTTTGGCCTGTAATTGTTGTTGCAGTCTGTGTAGGGTCTGCATCTTCATCTTTGAATCCAACTTGGTGTAGTTGGCCACTGCTCGCCTGATGTTCTTGAGGTTGGCGTCCTGTATGTTCAGTGCCCTCTCCAGGTGTGTTAGATTCCGGTAGTGATCCTCCCAGGTCCTCAGGTATCTCCTCAGTGCCATCACCGGTACCGGCTGTCTCTGCCTCATGGCCTGTGCCTGGTCCTTATTCTTGAGCTTCTTGGTTATCTCGGGATCACCCGACACGATGGCCAACATGTTTGATAGATCATTGTTGATCATCCTGACTTGGTCGAAAGTTCCCTTGGCCATTGTGTGATCAGCGTATGACTTGGCGAAAGACTGTGTGTCCTTGTTCTGACTCATCAGGGCCAGTGCCAGGAAACTAAGATATATCCTTTCTGTGACCTCTGGGAAAGTGTATCTCTGCAAGTCACTATGTCGCCTTATGACCTTGCCCTCAGATACATACTTTAAAAATGGTGTTAACATACGGGTATTTATAGGCTATATGCAACGAAACTTTATTCTCACAGACATAATGAAGACCGGATATCATCAGAACCTTGAGTCGTTCGTGAACCATCACAGTCTTAAAAATCACATGTTCGACATGACCGGTGAATACTACACCCTGAATGAATATGACCTGGAAAGTTACAACAGACGTTTTGCGGTGATAGACACGAGGTATAGTAACGTCAGGATAAACAGGAACACAGAGTTTGATATCGAACTGCGTAGGAGGTGTGATCTGCTACACAGTCAGGGCTTCGTGTTCATCAAGGCCACCCCATGGGAGAGCATCCACAACATAGAAAACAATGACCTGTATCCAAAGATAGAGATAGAACACATAAAATGGTCAGGTGGGGTCAGTTGGTTTTGGTTCTACATGCGCCAGAAACACGTTGAAAAAAGTTACATGTTCGATCATGGCTCCAAAAAGTTTGATTTCCTCTACCTCAACAAACTCCCACGTGAACACAGGAAAGAAATGTTCCAACGTGTAGAACACCTGTTGGCCAACAGCCTCTACACAAACTGGGATCAGGATATCAAATTAAATCCCGGATATGAATTGCCATGGGCACAAGAATATCCCCCCATGGGAAGGGACCAGGACATATTCGAAAAGCCCTACAACGACACCAAGTACAGCCTGGTGTCAGAGACCAATGACACCAATGATGAAATCTTTATGACTGAGAAGATCTGGAAACCTATTATCGCTCAGCAACCTTTTGTGGTGCATGGCAATTACCTTTATCTACAGAGGTTGCGTGAGATGGGCTTTAAAACATTCGCCAACTACTTTGACGAGGGTTATGATCTAGAAATGGATAAAAGTAGGCGCATTGATAAGATAGTAAAAACCTGTGAAAATCTGCTCACAAAGGACTGGCAGGACATTTACCTACAAACTCAAGCTCTGAGGAAACACAATCATGATACATTCTTTAATAAACAAAAATTAAGTATTGAAATTAATAAAACTTTGAATCTATTTCTTGAATTTGCTGATAGCCGTCAAGTTTCTTCTTGAGAATCCCAACCTATCAACCAACTTCACAGCGTTACCTGACCTGTCCACGGCAACGAAACCCTCAGGCTCTGTGACTTCGAGTCCGCCATCCGTCTGTTGGAATGAACCTATGGCCTGTGCCTGGTTCATCTTCTTAAGAACAAATGCTTTCATTGTCTGAACCGCTTTGTAGAATGTAAGCATCGCCTGTAGTGGTGCCTTTGCACGTGCAAGGAATTGTGGCATCTGCTTCATCTTGTCCTGTCTCAGTTGTAAGGCCTTCTGTGCCTTCAGTCCTGACATCTGTTGTTGCATCCTGTCTGCGTAGAACTTCTTGAATCCTAGCAAAAACTTGGCAACGTCTGTAGGTAGTTGTCCTTGTTTGACCATCGCGTTGATGTACATCTGGAACATAGGTATGAAGTCTTGGTTCTGTCCCAATACACTTGATAGATTACGTGGAACGTTATTCAATAGTCCTTCTAACTTCTCTATGCCGTTGTAGAACTTGGTGGTTTCGTCGTCTGTGAACTTGGCACTACCAGATACATCTTTGTAAGTGGCGTTGTCAAAGAACACATCATTATTCTTTGTGAAGGAACTCACATCTGCTCCTCCCTGTGCGTTCATGTCTGCCAAGGAGTCGCCCACATATGTTGTGTGGAATATGATTCCCACTTTGGCTCTATCTATCTGTTTGCCCAATTCACTCGCTTCTGGTACCGCATAGGTGATAGTGTTGGGCGTGAATGTTAGATTGGGTTTGCCATCCACATTCTTACGTGTGATGTCCTCGTCAGTGAATAACAGGTCACCCTGCACCACGCCCTGTATGTTCAGTTTCTTCAGATGCACAAGACACTTCAACAACTTCTGTCCCAGGTCGTCTGTGCCATGGTTGTTGGCTATGTCCTTCTTAGTGTAGTTAACCTTTGCGTTCTTGGCGAAAACTGATTTGGTTCCAACAAAGAAAAGGCCATTGTCTGGATTGGTTCCACACACCACGGCAGGAGCGCCGTCCCACTTCACAGACACACTCATCGCTTCTGAACTTGTGCCTTTGAGTGTCAGTAGTAGTCCCCTAAAGTATTCCACCACAGCCTTGCCTCCCTCATAGCCATCGGTGATCACTATGTCCTCGATGTGTTCAAGGTGTGTCCTCTTGAATTCTGTAAGGACATCTTCTATCAACATTGATTAGTCCTCTTTGTATTCGCCGTCTTTGATTTTGAGCACGTTCTCTTTGATGTCTCTGTTCTCTTTTATACGGGCGACGCCTTTGCTGAACTTGGATGCGTCCATGTTCTTGATCGCTGAATTGAATTTCTTCTCTAGTTTGAACGCTGTGTCCTGATCGAAGTTCTCCCTTATGTAGCTCATCAGTCTTATGGCACTCTCCAGGATGTGAGAAGCCCTGCTCTCCACAACCTCTTCCTTGTCTCTTCTGAGAGGCATTGAGCTTAGTTCTTCTAATAAACTTTTAGTGTGTTTTTGCATTGTAGGTATTTACTTCTTATTGTAGCACAATTCTAACATAAGTCTACTGGGAGACCGGTTTTTTATACACAAAATACTTACGTTGGTTGGTGTCATCACGTATATCTAGCACTTTTAAGTTAAAAATTTCTGCCAGTTCTATTATAAACGGAACATTCCAGGCAAAGAATTCTATCCAATCTGCCTCGGGTTTGTCGTGTTGCACACCTGGGTTGACCCTGAAGAACATGGTACCTCCCTCTGCCAACAGGTTCACACATCTCGACACTTCTGCGATTATCTTGTCCCGGCTACCGAAGTTCACCGAACCCAGACACATGATCACGTCAAACCGTTGATCCGTCTTGTACTCCAGTGTGCTGACCTGTAGGTCCGCTCGATCGTTGTAGGGATCTATGCCTATTAGGTTATCAATCTTGCCCTTGAATTCGTTGTAGCCACAGCCTACATCAAGCACTGCCCTTGGTTTGAGACTGTTCACTTCGTCGATTAGTGCCACGCCCGAATACTTCCATTTCTTCATGTCGTTCTGCCAGTACTTGGAGAAGTACTTGTGTAGACAGGCGTTGTCTATGGATTCTACGTATTGTTCTATTGTGTCGCAACGTTTCACTTCCACACCAAATGTATCCAAGATGTATGGTTGTGTTATCTTTGTTAGATCGTTTTGGCTGTGTGCCAATAATTGGGCGAATATCTTTTTG